GTGTGCTCTTCCGATCTGGGAAGAAGATTATTGATAATTTTACGTAAGGTTTGTGCCTCTTGTATTGAAATTCTTGTAAATGGTAAAACAGCTTGTTTTGAAAGAAATCCTGGAGCACCTTGTGGGACACCTAAATTACCTCTGGCTTGTGCTCTTGATATGGCATTGTCTAGTATGCCAGATAATTGTGTGTCTTGTAAAACTTCTCTTTTTGGTAAGGTTGTAAGAATTTGATCATAGGCTTTCTTAATTTGTTCTATTGGAATAACTTTACTATTAACACCAAAGTTTTCTGATGCAGATTTAAATAATGCATCTGATGTTTCGTCAAAGGATGCTTTAGATACAACTAGATTAGATAAAGCCTCTTGACTTATTTGTTCCCCTCTTTTCAAAGGTTCTATTATAGCTTTAATACTGTTTTCTATTTCTGTGTTTAATCTACGTGTGGCATTAACAACTTTATTATCTACACTATCATAAATTTCACTTATATCTTTCTTAATTGAAGTCTCTAATGTTTCTAATGTTACATCATCTATTTGATCAAACTTTGTTAATTCTTTAATAACTTGTTCTAAATTTTTATTAGCGGCTTTTGTATTTGGAAACACACCTTCATAAATGGCTTGCAATCTACCCATAATAGGTCTTAAGTTTGGAGCAGCACCTTCTAATGTTGGACGAAACCCTTCTCTTATAAGTTGTCTGCCTTCTGCTCTAATTATCTCTGCTTCTTGTCCACCAGGGCCTTTTATTAATCTACCAAATATTCTTGATAAACCTCTTCCGAGTCCCTCACCAAAAATACCAAAGGCTCCTTCCATTGCAGCATCTCTTAACACTTCATTAGATGTTTGTTTTTGTAATCCTCGTGCTGCTTCAAAACTTTCATCTAGTAATTTACCAGCAAACATAGATGCACCAACAACTGCAGCAGCAGGAAGAAAACCAAATCCAGACATAGCAATACCTGCACCGATACCTGCACCTAGTGGTATTCCACTCTCACCAATAAAATCAGCAACATCAAAACGTGATACACCTTCCTCATCAATTGATATTGGAGGTCCATCGCCAAGACCAAGTTTTTGTCTACCTACTTGAGTTAGTATAAATCTACCACCAGGATCAACTGTAAAACCATCCCGTCCTACTTTTCTTGTAAGATATTCTGCTTTTTCTGATGGTAGTTCTAAATTACCTAATGCAGTTCTAAAGCTAAAATCTTTAACACCCGTGTCATAATCAACACCAGGAAGTTTAAGTGAGCCAGTTTCACCCTCCTCAAAAGCTTGCATAGTAGCAGGATTGATTCCTGCAAGTTCGAGTTGTCTTCTGTAATTTTCTATTTCTTCTGGAGAAGCAGTTGCTAAATTAATGTTAGGTGATGCTGGTCTTGATGGCTGACTAGGATCAAACTGTGGTGCTTCATCAGCAAAAAAAGTATTTAAAATAAATTCTTGTTCTTCATCAGTTGGCTTGTCACCTTCTATCTGAACTCTTTTAATACCATCATCAGTTTGAACATTTATTATACCCATTAGTTAACCTTTTTTTACAAAGTATAAATTATCTTTCTCATTAAATGATAATAATTTTTGTGTTTGACCTTTAGGAAGAGTAGCACCTGGCTTAAATGTTTTATCTCTTCTTAATGGAGCAAGAATTTGTTCTTCTGGACTTCCACCAGTAAAAGTGTATGCACCAACTAGTTCGTTTTCTATTGCAGTCATTTGATTTAAACTTTGAACTTGTGCTCTTCTAACTGCCTTTAAACCTTTTTGTAAACTTTTCACAAATGTTTTTTGTGTTGTACCTGCTAATGAGAAATCAAATGTACCATCTTTATTTTTTGTTATGATTCCATCAGATAAGAAACCTTGAATTAAAAATTCAACATCTCTATTAGATATTGAATTAGCTGATTGGGTTTCACTTAGAGTAACTTTAACAACATCTTGTAAAGCCGCTTTTAAATCATTAATTCCAATTTGTTTTGCGTCAAATCCTTTTGGTGGTTTAGTTCCAAAAAAAGCAAAAAATTGTGAACCAAATTGTTTAAAAGCAGGTTTACCACCTACTATTTCTGGTGCTCTCATAATTACAGATTCAAGTAAGGAACCTGCAGTTTCAGCACTTGATGCATTTGATATTGCTTTTTGATAATCAGTTTTATATTTTCTTTGAGCTTCCGTTGTAAGAAATTTTTTCTTTAACAAATCTTTTTGTAAGTCATTGAAAGATTTGTTTTTAGCATTTATTGCTGCTTGATATTTAGTTGCAAAAGTTTTATCCATAATGTTTTTAGGTAGTTTACCACCATTATCCATATAATCTTTTGTAGAGAATCTAAAAGTGTCACCCTCTTCGTAAGTAACTCCTTTATATGTTAAGCCACCTTTACCAACAACAAAGTCTGTGAATGTTCTTTGATCTAATCTATCTTGTGCTCTTCTTTTACCTACTTCACCAATGCCATATTGAAGTGCTGCTAAGTCTACTTGTCTGTTGAAAGCATCTCTAGATTTTTTATCTTTTATAAAATCGTCAGCACCTTTTTCCAATGCACCTGCAATATTAGTTATCGCATCTGGACTTTGACCCGCTGCCATACTAAAAAATATTTTTGCAATCGCTAAACTTTTATCGACACCTTCATACTCTGGTGCATTTTGTTTAAATTCTTGCATTAACTGTTTTAGTTCTGCTTGTTGATCTTCTGGTTTACCACTTTGTATAACCTCAGCGACTTCAACAGCATCTTTTGCTTGTGGTTCTACTTTATCTGCTTCATCAATTTTGTCTGCTTCATCAATTCCTTGTGCGACACCACCTTCTTGATCCAAACCTTTTTTCTTTGTGACATCACCCTCTGGTTTAACAAGTGGCAATTGTCCTTGTTGCATTCTTGTTTGTTCTTCAATTATCTTTTCTTGATCCTTTGACATGTCTGTAACAATATTAGTATCATCACTAATAATATCAGCAGGAGTTTTAGGAAAAGGTTTTGAACCTTTAGAACCCTCTGGCACTACTTTAGTTATTCGACCAGGTACCATTCCTATAGGTCTACCAAAATTTTCATAACCTGGTATGCTTTGAATGTTAGGTATCTGAGTGATATCAACACCTTTCAAATCTATATTACCCTTTCCAGATTCAAGTTTTTTCTGAACACCAGGAGTCATTTCGCTAAAAGGTTTAAATATATTTAATAAATTAGACACTCCTTTTGCAGGAGCATCTATCAAAGTCTCAGTAATTGATTTACCCAACTGACTTACTGCTGCTCCGCCAGGACTAGTTGCTTCTTCTGGTTTAAAAAGTGTACCACCTATAGTTTGATCTTTAAATTTTGATCTATTTAATCTTTGTTCTGCTATTTTTTTAATATCTGATCCAGATAAAGTAATTGTTGGCAATCTATTTTTTGATACAATTCCACCAGATGGATTTCTTGAGGGTATGTTTGCAAAAGGCACAGATTTATTTGCAGTGGCTAAAGTTGATAATAAATCTGGTGTTGCAGTTATTCCTCTTGACTGTAAATAATCGGTTATAGAACCACCATTCTGAAAACTAGCTATACCACCCATAGCATTTAATTTGTTACGAGCGTTGCGATTAAACATTTTACGATTCATTACACTCATTAAAATAAGCCTTTTAATATACCACCAAGGCCTCCACCGCCTCCACCGCCTCCACCAAAGGCTCCAAGAAGACTAGCTATACCACCAGCTAATCCACCAATTTGAGATAATCTACTTGGAGGAGGAGTCGTAGTTGAAGTCAATGTAGTCGCAGTGGATGGCACACCTCTAAATATATCTGACATAAAAGATAATCTTTGATAAGGTTCAAACTGCCTTTGTGTAGATGTAGCTCTCAACGCATCTAATTCACTTTGTGCTTGTGCTTGTTCTTGTCCGCCTAATCCAGATAATAAATTAATATCTCTTAGTTGGGCAGCTTGTTGTGCTTCTCCTAAACCAGCAGTTGCAATACCTGCTTTTGTAAACAATTCAGATGCTTTTTGTGCTCTATCTTGTGCAGATTCAAATGCTTGTGCACGAAGTCCTGCAGACTGTCTTGCAAATGTATCGGCTAAGTTTCTTTGTAATTCTTGTTCTGCAATGGCTTGTCTTGATCCACCAAACGCTCCTTGTTGCACCGCTCTACTGCCGATTTGTTGTCTTGCTATGTCACCTTGTCTTGTAATATCTGCTAAATTTTGATCAATTACATCTTCAATAAATTGATTTTGAAATCTATCTGCACCACCAGGTTGTAAAGCGGCAATGCCTGCACCCACAGTATCTGCACCAGTTTGTAATAAATTTTCAAATCCACCTATGCCAGCTAAGGCTCTATTAACTGCTTCTTGTTGCAAAGGTGTTCTTTCTGCTATTTGTACGTCTGGAAATTCAACAGGTTGTTCAGCAGTCGCTCTTACATCTGTTAATAATTTTTCTAAAAATTCTCTTTGATAATCTGGTAAAATTGTTCTGACTTCTTGTGTTGAAACTGCCATTATGCCATTCCTTCAAACTTATCCATTAAATCATACATAGTTGCTATGCCTTTGTCTATGTTTCCGTTACCAGCACCTTTTACAGCCTTCTCTGTAAAAACAAATTCGTTATTAGATAACGCTGCACGTTGAACTGGTTTACCATCTTGATATATCATTCCTGGTATACTGTCCGAGGTCCCAGTTCCAGGACCCTTTAATACACCACCAAACTCTGGAGACCCACCATCCATTAAAGCTCGGATACCACCACTGTTTGTTGGCGGATTCATTTTAGCCATAACTGCATCTTCAAGTTCTTCAATAGAACTGTAACCCATACCAGTGTTTGGATCATTAAAATTTAATAAACTACTTATACCAGTTTGCATCATGACACAACTTTATCAAAAAAAATTATTATCGTCTATTTATATTCTAGCCAAAGCACTTGTCGATACTCTCGTTTTAGATAATTCTTGAATACTTGCTACAACATGCAGTCTATTTGCAGTTGCAGCTTGTACTTTTAGTATTTCTCCACTTTGTAATATTAAGTCTCTTGTAAGTAATTCTACTGTTGTGTTTGCACCTACTGACTTGACTTTAAATAAACTAAACACGGCAGATGCAGTATTAGTTAAAGTGACAGTTATAGTATCGGCATTACCACTATCTTCTGATACTAATATAGAGTTTACAACAGCCGCATTGAAATCGGCATCACTAGGAACAGTAAACAAAGTGGTTGCATCAGTTGTAGTTAAATCTAACTTTGCATTTGTAACACCTTGAATATATTGAGGAATACTAGTGATTAACATTAGCGTCTACCATCCTCTCTTATATCCACCCTTGGTGAGCCTAGTTTATATTTAGTTCCCAGTGATGTGGAATCAATTCTTAAAGCAAAAGACCTACCTCGTAAACGATAATTTAACTTTTCTGTAAATTGTTCTACTGGACTAGTTGCAGATCTTTGTGTTGTAACTTGTGTTGTTTCATTAAAATTAGCACCAGGATTGTTTCTAGATTTCATTGTAAACGATACATCTGGATTCGTTGCTGTTGATCCGTTAAATGTAATATCTGGAATAACTTGTTTTAAAAACAAGAACTTATCGCCATCTCCTATATCAATAGATCCAGATTCTATGAATGATGTCATAGCACTTCCATCATCATCAAATCCTGATTCATGATTATATAATAAAGATGAACCTGTTGCCATAGGTAAAGTTCTAATACCTCTGTCTAACCAAGCATCTCGTGACAATGTTCCATAGTACCATACTTTTTCTACATAATTATAGATTACATAAGCATCGATTTCTGTCTGTCCTGCTGTTGGATAAAACCAAATTATTTCACCAAACTCTGAATTACTTCCTACATGAACTTTATCTTTTTCTTCTAAATTAAAATCTAAAAATACTTTATCCTTAACTGTGCAAGGCAGTTGAACAGTTTGTCCACCAGAATAAATATAGAATGTGTCTACACCCATCCAGAACACTGCATCTTCAACAGCTATAGCAGAAAAAGGAGACATAATAGTTATATTCTTAGAAAGTTCTTGTAGACCAAACGTAAATGGTGGACCTATAAACTTCATGGCGTGTAGTGTTTTATTAGTGAAGACGAGTATCTGTTGTTTTGTTTCAACAGCTTGTACAAAGGTAGATCCACCACCCAACCTTAAATCACCTGCTGTGTTTGTGGCAGTTGGAAACCATTGAACTGGGTTTTCTTGACTGCTAAATCTAATTAACAAAGGATCTTGTACGCCATTACCTTGTGTTGCAGATGAATTAGCACCAAAACCATCGCATCCAAAAGCTATAACATGTCTATCTTGGTCAGAAACAAGAATTTGTTTTGCTACTTGAGGGACACTAGTTTCACCAGAAAAAGTACTTGTAGCACTTAACTCTATAGCTCTTGCAAAACCATTTGTTCTATCCCAGTAAAACAAGCCACCATTGATAGGATTAATTATTAAATCTTCACCAAAGTTATCATGTGACCACAATCTAATTTGATTCCCACTTACAGTTACAGAAGCCGCACTACCCCAACCAACAAAATCATCTGTGGCTACGGCATTACCTACAGCTAATCTAACTAAAGTATTATCTGCATGTGTGGCTGCATCCGTGCCACTTGCACCTCTAGTTGATGGACCTCCACCAGTGCCCAATGTATTAGTGCTTATTGTTCCAACTGTAATTAATTCTTCTTCTATTAATATCAAATCACCAGCAGTGATCCCCGTTGCACTGTCAACGTCTATGGCAGTTTCGCTATTGTCTAACGCTTCGTTAAGTTGCGTGGCTAACGCTCCGTCAGTTGTACCACTCCACTGCCCTGCACCCCAACCAGTACCACCAACAGTAGTATCTGTTCCAGTGTTAAGTTGATAAGCACCGACAACACTACTGCCACCATTACCAGTATCAGATGCGTTTGCGGCTACAGCCGATGTTATTGTATAAGAATTAGAGCTTATAATAGATGTTATTTGATATTCTATATTCAAAACAGTTGCAGTTATAGTGCCACCTAAACTTGCAGCACCAGAAAACGTTACAAAATCATTTGCATTTGCTCCGTGAGCCGAGTCTGTTACAGTAATTGTTGTTGATCCGTTGGTTGCTGCAAATGTTACATCTCCAGAACCTGTGGTAACTCTAATAGGAGTAATATCATTAAATGTATTACCCTCTTCAATATAGTATTTTAAGTGAGTGCCTATACCAAGAAAATCAGACCCATCTAAAGCAACCCAGTTGTGTAAGCGTCTGGCTTTACCTTGATATGTGTTTGATGTTCGTTTAACCCATCCACCAAATTTTTCTGGAAATCCTAATCTAAACCTAACTAAATCGCCATCAACAAAACCACCTTCGTTTGTATAAGCAGTAACATCAGATACTATACCAGGTTTAAATTGTAGTTTAGTAAACGGCATTGTTTATCCTTTATTGAGCGTTACTCATTACAAAAAATCCATCAGGATCAAAAGAACCTCTAACGGAAACTTCAGAAGGTGTTGCCCTATAGGTTTTAACTTGAATAGTTCCTGCCGCTTGAGCCTCAACTGTGTTAACTGTTGCAGCAAAATTAGCATTACCATAATCTGTATCAATGGCTATGGTAAAATCACCTGTTCCGTTGTCTGTTATTCCAGAGGTATTCACTGAAGCTGTTATTGATGGTGAACTTGATCCAACAGTAACTTTAGCACTCATGCCTATGACAGCAACACTTCCTGATAGTTTTGCTGTTGTTACTTGATTGTCGCCTATCATAGCAGTTTCTACTGCATCATTTGCTATTGTTACAGCACCATTAGCTGCTATTGTGACATCTCCACTAACTGCTACTGGATTAAAATTTGTTCCATCTGCAACCATAATATGTCCAGACGTATTTGTTCCCATAGTTATATCATCACCAGATACAGTCAAATCTCCAGTGATTGTAACGCCACCAGAAACACTTAAATTACCAGCAGAACTTAACGACATTTTTTCTGCTGCTTCTTCTGATGAACCTGTTTTAAATGATAGTTTTGTTGCGTTATTATCTGCTGCGAAGTTACCTTCTGATATTGCTTCAATACCAGCAGCCACCAGTATGGCATCCGTTCCAGTTCCCTCATCTGGTGCTTGAAAATTAATTGCACCAATTACATCATTACCTTGTATATCGGTTTCACCTGTCTGCAAGGTAAGAACTATTGGCTTATCGTCACCTGTTGCAGTGTGTTTGATATTTAATCCAGTGTCTGCAACATGTGTAATTTTTATCTCCGAGTCTGCACCAAAATTTATAACAGCCGAGTCAGAGGCAAGAGATAAATCATCTCCTACAGAAAAATCCCCAGGAGCAGAGGAAATATCTTGTTTTGTAACAGCAGCACCAGAACCTGCACCATCGGCAAATACCCAAGCTGTTTCACCATTGGTTATTGTTGCATTACCACCACTTCCTTGTGATAATATAACTGAATAAGGGCCAGAGCTTCCTGAATCAGTTGTAGAATTTTTTACTAAATAAACTTTATCTTGGTCATTTGGACTAATTGTAACTGTGTTACTTGCACCTAAAGCACCAGTAAAAACCAAAACTTTAAAACCACCATCAGATAATGCACCATCTGTAGTTGTCAAAGTATGTGTTGTGCCTGATATTGATATAGAGGCAACACCATTAATTGCCCTATCTATTATATCTAAGTTGTTGTTTGTGGTGGTTCCCCAAGTTCCAGCTTGTTCACCAGAACCTATTTTTTCTATACCACTATTAGATGTATATGTACTAGCCATGTTTACCTCACTATTTCCGTGTATGTCTCTGTGCCACTAGGAGTCACCTCTGTATAAGTTTCTGTACCACTTGGTGTAATCTCTGTATATGTCTCTGTTGTAGCATCAGTTACAACATCTACAAACATTATATCTCCAGAACTAGTTTTTGTAAAATTCAAATCTTGTGAGGATGTACCTACAAAAGTACCTGCACCTGTTGATGTTTGTGTTAAATCGGCACTTAATTCAGATGTTGCTTCTTTTACAATTCTAATGTTTTCTGTAGTTTGTGTTAAGTTACTGCTTACCTCTGCATTTACACTACCACTAATAAATATTCCAGCAGTTGTCTGTGTGTTGTTAAAACTTAACTCTGCAACTCCTGCTAATATACCCACGCCAACAGATGTTTTAGTAGCGATGCCACTCATTTCTGCTACACCAACTTCAAGAACTCCTTGATCGGCTATGGCGTTTTCACAAAAAGCAGTGGCTCCAAACATTAATTGTAGTCCTCGTTTTCTTTTTCTAATTCTTTTCTTAATCTTTTTATTCTATTTTCCAAAGTGCTGATTGTAGTATAAATATGTCCACTGCCACTTGGTCGTATCTCACCCTTTAAACACTCAATTTCATCCATAAGTGCAATTATATGCGTAAGTTTTGAGTTGTGCATTGTGACATTTTGCTTCGTATCTTCGTTATCTGTTACAAGTATTGGTTGTCCAGTTCTCATTAATCTGCCTCCTCTATTGTTAAAGTTCCTGCGTCTACTTGTGCTTTGATGTTTTGATAATCTGTATTTCCTTCATCTATTGGTACTTGTTGTTGAAACTCTCTTCCTTCAATAGTGCAAAAAATATGTGTTACTTTCCCTGTTAACGGGTATTTCCAATATTTAGCGTTTGTTACTTTCATATTAACCTCTATAATTCTGCATCTAATTTTATTGTCATATCAGTATTGTTATCTGCTTCAACTTGAAATATATTTCCAGAAGTAAGGTCAGCACCACTTCTTGTAACATTTATTGCAAATCTACTAAAATCGTCAAAGGTTTCTGCCGCTGCATTTGTTCCTGTAGTTCCTCCTGATGAAAGTCCTGCCACTCCAACATCAGAGTTTGCAGAAACAGAGCCAGTGGGATTTGCTCTCATAGGAACTGGTACTGGATATGTAGCAGTTGTATTAGATGTGTCATATGCTCTACCATGACCTATTTTCATGAAACTTGTTGCGGCTTTCATTTGATAATAATAACGATAGCAAAGCTGTCTCTCTTCTCCAAATGACCTATGCTCAAATGGTGTGGCTTGAGAGCCGACTTCCCATTGAACTCCAGCAATATAAAACTCGTTGCTTGTACTAGAAAAAATTGAGTCAATGCCAACTGCTCTGTTTGCTTGAGTTCTTGATGCCCAAGTTGTTTGTAAAGTTCCACTTGTATAGTCTGATCCTGCATGAAGAAACCAACTCACATCTAGAGAACACGCATTATCTTGATCTAAAGCTCCTGTGGTATCTCCATCAATAATAAACTCATATTTTGCCCAAGATGTTGTGAGTGTAAATAGTTTACATATATGTCTATCGTTATCTCTATCTCTTATTTCAACCACAATATCTGTTGCACTACCTACAACTTTAGCATAGAAACATAGCACCGTTTTCTTAGCACTACTTGTTCCTTTATATAAATGTTGTAAGTCTTGCCCTTCAAATTTTTGTCTTAAAATTAAAGCCTCACCAGATGCAATAGATGTATCAGCAGTAGTGCAATTAATAACTAAACCATAATTAAAACCATCTGGATCACCTGCTGTTCTGTTCTGTGTATAACGACCTGCCGAAGTTGCACCTATAACTGTCTGCCATCTATCAGCAGTAAAATATCCACTAGCAGTTCCTAGTCCAGTTTCTGAAGTGCTTCTTTGCCAACATTGAAAATTTCCATTGTACATCATATTACGTCTACCAGATAACTGACTATTAGTTATAACTTCACCCATCTTTGCTAATTCTGCTGCTTTGGTCATTAGCTTATCCTATCTTGTTTTCATCATCTCTTTGTTTTCTTGTTTTGTAATCTGATCTTGCGGTTACTAGTGCAACAAAATCGTCTTTATTAGATGGTATAGGGTCTGTAAAACTTTCATCTGCCATTAATCTAGATGTCCATTCTTGTTGAAATCTCTTCCAACAATTATTTATTTTACCTGCTATTGCATCATCAACCCAAGCATCTATACCTGCATTATCCGATATATCATTATATAAATCATTAGACAGAATTTTTTGTTGAACATCTGTCAGTGTTATTGTTTTTGTATGGTTTGCCATATTTTTGTCCTATCCTATTAACATTCCAAAAAATTTATGTTGCGATGATAAAATGTCTACTACTTTTGAACCATTACCATTTACATATAATGTTACATGAGCAGTGTCATTAGCATCCATGTCACATATTGCACTAAAAACTATATTACCATTCACCCCTACATTTGCATGATTATACGGATTAAAATTATTATTATAAGTTCTGTTAGACGTAGATAAAGCATGAACTCCAGAAGTTGAAGCACTTGTGACCCCAGAATAACAAAGTGTATATCCTAAATAATATTTACCTGTCACGGGAGCAGTAAATTTACCTCTGTTCGTTCCGTCATCATGATTAAAATCATCGTTGACATCAAAAGTCTCTGTATAAGCAACATTTGTAAGAGATGCTGTAGTGGCATCTCCTGTTATATTATTTATATCAGATGAAGGTGCTGCTTGGAAAGCAGATTGACTCGGTTTGGTTACATGACCATTGGAATCAACAGTTATTCTTGATGCACCTGCTGTATTATCATAGACGAAAAATTCACCACTACTATTCTGCGACCTTATTTGATATGACCTGCCTGAATTACTTGTTGATGTAAGTGTTAGAACTGTATCAGCACTATCTTGTGTTTGTAGATATTCACCACCAACCACATTTAAACTTGTTGATGGACTTGCAGTTCCTATGCCTACACGATTATTTGAGCTATCTACTTTTAATGTAGATGTATCAAATGCAACATCTCCTGATACACCACCTGCTAACGTAACTGCACCATCAAACGTACCACCATCTGCTTTACTAACAGTATCTGCTACACTGAACACATCATAAACAACAACTTCTATTAAATCATTTAATGATGCACCTTGAGCTAAGACAATAGCTGTACCACTTGTAGATGTATAATCTGCTTCTCCTAACTTTACACCATTTTGAAATACATCAACAAATGTGCTGTCTTTGTAGCTTAAAGTTATACCCTCTGCACCAACTCCACTAAAGCTAGTCTGACTAGCAGTGGCAGTGTATGTATGTTTTTTTCTGACCCCATTAAAAGGGCTGACTCCTATGTACGGCATTACGCTAAATCTCCTACCGCAGAAGCATTTGCATTACCTTTATCTCGTAAAGCACCATTTTCAACGGTTCTTAATTGTGTTGTGCTTGTTGCTTGACTTACTGTGTATTCTGTAGAGTCATTATTTGTTAATTCAGCTTGGTGCATTACAGAAACACAATAATTTGCATTATTCATATTACTTGAATATGTCGGATCAAATCTACCTGTCTCAACATCATTTACTGAGCTAACATTAAAACTGTCTAGATTCTGTGAGCCTGACCCTGCGTCTTGACTGTATTTTATCCACCATTTACAAAGTCCTTGTATAATACTAGTTGTCGCAGCCCCACCATCAGAAGTGGCTACTGCGTTAGTGCCAACCGTGTGAACTCCAGTTACAACTAAAGTTCCTGCTAAAGTAACTCCTTCACTTGATGTAGCAGTTAAAAATGTAGCATCACTGGCATTTGATATGCCTTGCACACCCTCGCCTATAACTTTGGTTAACGCCATTTGGCTCTCCTATGCGTAAGGACTATCGCCTAACAAATCTTTATCCCATGCAGCTTTCAACTTAGCTATTGTATCTGCACTTGATATAGCACTTGCTGCTGGTGCATCTCTTAACTTTTTCTTAGTTGCTGCACTTGCAGTTTGTGCAGAACTATCTCCAGCCTCTAATGCTTTCATATAGACTACATCTTCTGCTGCTAATAACGGAGTTCTAACTTCTCTAATTTTATCTTGAAAAATCTTTTTAGATTCAGCTAGATCTTCTGTTATGGTTTTACCAGATAATGTCCAAGCATTTCTAAAATGTCTGTCTGATGGCACAGTTGCATCTGATGCTGCAATAGTATTACCATCTTTATCTACTATGTTTATTGTTGCCATTTAAGCCACCTCATCTTTCTGTATGGTTAGTTCTTCATTAATTTTCCAAGCATTTCGCCATACTCTAGTGCTAGGAAGTTGTTCTTTTCTACATATAATTAATCTAGGCTTGTTGCCTTTATCCCAGTTTCTCCACACCTTTTGTGGTATATCTTTCATAATTAAATACTCTATAGCTCTTTCTTCTGTCATTGCTTCTATTGGTTTTGTGTTATGTAACAAATATCCTCTTGTATGTTTTTTAAAATCTGGCTTTGCTTCATCCTTTGCTAACTCCCAATATACCTCAACTGGTGGTAATATTCCACCCTGTAATGCACAAGCCATCCAATTTGGATCAGGGTGTGTAACTTTTGCTGGTGCATCTAAGTCATCTGGGTCTTCCCATACAACACAATATTCTGTTCTTACTGGCTCTAACTTTTCTTTTGCCCAACATAATCTATCCCAAAGATGTGTGCCTTGAAATTCTGGTGTTTTTATTGTCATGCTAAATCTCCTAAAACAGTTGAACAGTTTAATCCACCATCTTGTTGTGCTCCATCATCTCCAATAGGTTGTATTCCATAAGAATTAGTTGCTTGTGCTCTTATTTGTGCAAACTGTCTGTCTCCACCTGTTGTAAAGGCTTGAACTTCACTACTC